ACATTCGATGTTGTCCATGTTACCACAACAATATTTCTTGTAACATAAGCATTATATAAATCTGTATATCCATAGGTTGCATCTTCTGCAAAGAACCCTTCACCGCTTCCGCTAAATGATCTTTGTCCTTCTAATGTTTCTTTCCATCCTGCTGAATCCTTGCTGCTCGCGTCACGAGTAGCCATGTCAAAAGTTAATGAGTTTGATGTTAGGTGTGCAACTGTTACACCTCCAACTTGTATCTTGGCTAATGTGCCGTTTAATATTCCTTCGCTTTGTGCCATTTTTCTTATATTTTAAACAAATTTAATTTTCTTTACTTCTTTACTTTAGTAATTTTTTTAACTTTAGGTTTCTCTTCATTGTCAAACGCTACTTCAAGAATGTGTTCAACCTTTTCTTCTGTTGTATAGTCCCCAAATTCCTTTGCAACTTCTAATGCAATTAATACCGCGCCTAACTTATTGCTAACGCGTAATTCTGTTCCTTCTGGCAGCACTCTTAGTGCAACCGCGTGATCTTTTATTAATACTATTCTCATAAATTTAAACTTTCTGCTTTTTTGTAAATGTACCTCTCTAATTCAACACTCATTTTTGTATTAACAGAGCCTATCAACGGGCCTGCTGCATCACCAATAAAATCATTTTTTGGGACATTGTAGTTCCATAAGTATCCATATTGAATAAAGAAAGCATAGAAACCATCGTTTACTTTATTGCTTCCTTTTCTTGGCCCAATTAGAACGTTTGGGTAACGTTTAGATGGACTTGTTTTTATGGCCATTGATTTCTTTAAATTCTCTGGTTGATAAACTTTTTTTCTAAAAATAATGTCTTCATCTGCAACTGGAGTGTTTGCTTTTACTGCTGCTAAAATTGGCTTTACTTGCTGCCTTAGAATTTTTATTATTTCTAATCTTTTCATTCTATCATTAGTCAATTTTTTTATTTCACCAATGACTCCATGTAGACCTTCTATTTGTACTTTGTTCATAGTTTTCTTGTCGCGGTCAACCACAATGCTTCACGGTCTAACTCTTGTATCTCTAATATGTCGTAATAATTAGAATTATAAACTATTCGCATGCTTTCATTAATCCCTGCAAAGTATCTAATTTTAAACTTTACCTTGTTAGTTGCAGTTACTTGATCTGCGTCTACTGTTTCCGTACCGCTTACTCTTTGGACATTGGCAAATGCATTGTGAAAAGTATCCCAAGTCGTGGTGTACTCGCCAATTGCATTGGTTGCAAAGTTCTGTACTTGTATTACTATCTTCCTATCTAATCTGCCGATGTTCATTATATTTCTGTTCTTTGACTAACAAGTGAAAGTTGGTACATAGTGCCGCGTGAGATAACTCTACCTGCTTGACCTATCAATTCATTTTGTCTATTTTCAAACATATCAGCAACTAACATCCTAAGTGCTTGTTTAACCATGGCGTCTGCGTTTTCAAGAGTAGTTATTTCTACCTCTATGGCAAAATCTTTAACATACAAGCTAGGCAAGTTTCCTTTTAATTCTACATAAGAATACAGGCCGTTGTTCCAAAAATAGTTATCTGTGCTTAATAAAGTCCTTGTGTTATCTAAATCATAGTAATAAACAGCTAATGTATCAACTTTAGCAACGTCAACACGAAAATCATCCCACTCTTGCATATAACCAAGAACAGATCCTTTGACAAGAATAGCTGTCTCGTTATACAGCCAAACATGAGCGCTTGCTAAATAGTCATTAATGAGATCGTCAAATGAATCATCAAGAATGTTAAGGTGTCTTTTGGCCTCTGCTAATGTCAAAGCCCAATTTTCAACCGGAGTATAAGCTGTTGTTTTTTTATTTCTTATCATTTTTTATTGTAAAAAAAAAGGGATGGGCAAAACACCCACCCCTTCAATATTAGTTATTCGTTAAGACTAACCGAACGTACCTACGCTGATAGCTGCATCCTGCACAAGTGCTGCGTCCCAGTAAGAATTAAGGATCAATCTGTTTGTTCCTTTAATTGCTTGGGTATAAGGATCCATAAGGATTTCCATTCCGCCAAACTGAGCAACTTGAACTTTTGAGAAGTCACCATAGTAAACCGCAGGGTTTGTGATGTCAGCAATTTGATTACTAAATTTAGCCATCATACCCATTATCATTTCGTTAACTATTAAAGGATTTACACCAGAAACCTGTGCTGCTTGATAAACATCGCTAAACAAGTCGTTAGATATTGCAAAACCTAAGTTTCCTCTGTTGTGGTTGTTTCCTTGAACTTCTTCAATAAGAGCCAAAACAAGTGCGCTTATAGAAGCGTTTGTAACTGGAGTTTTACCGTTACCTAAGTAAGCAAATGCTCCATTAGCAGAATCATCTGTAAACATAGCGTATTCAACTTTTGCAGCAACTGCTTGAGCAATTGAATTTCTAAGTGCAGTTTCTAAAGAACTGTTTGCTTGTAATGCCGCTTGTTTTGAGTAATCAACGTAAGCTGCAAGTCTACGAGGCGCAAGATCTTTTTTAGACATTGCAGCACCACCATCAATTGCGTCAGAAACTTCTGTTTCCCACTGAGTGCTAACGGCTCCAAGAATTGGAATACGTTGGTCTGTTGATGTTGCTATTCTTGTAACTCCAAGATCACCTAAGATAGTATTTGCATAAACTGCGTCAACGAAAGATTGTTGCTCAATACCAGATGTTCCGTTTTCAGTTATCACAGCTCTATTTAAGATCATTGAAGGAATAACGATACCGTTGGAAGATCTGCCAATTGAATGCATTTCTTTTTCTCCCTCTTGAGCCATTTCAGCTTCAATACCTTCTAATTTACCGCCAAACGCTGCACGTACGGCTTTACCAAAAGAAAAGTCTCTTACTATTTCTTTTTCTTCTTTACTTGCTGATGCAACTGGTGCGCCACTTAAGTTTGCTGCTTTCATTCTAATTTCTTCTAATTTTTCTGTTTTTGGTAACTCTTCAACTAAAGTTGTAAGTCTTTCCATGTTAGTGTCAAAAGACACTTTTTCTTCATCGCTAAAGTCTCTATTTTCAGAAGAAACCAAAGTTTCTAGTGAATCAAGGATGTTTTTTACGTTTCCGATTTCCTCTCTTATTTCTAAACTATTTTTCATTTTATGTATTTTTTAATTACAGTACAAAAATTCTACTTTTTACTAAAGGTATTTTGTAACTATTTTAACTTTGGCGTAGTTGCGTAAAGCTGCTTTTGTTTCTGCACTCATTTCAACCGGAGCTTTAATTACTTCTTCAACATTTTCCAAAGTCTTTTTTATTTCTTCAATTTGATCTGCACTTCTTTTGAATGCATCCTTGTTGGATCCTGCACTAACAATTGACCATTCAATTAATTCCTGACGTGTGAAGTAAATGGTACCACTATCTTCACCATTGTCAACATTGCCATAACGATACTCATGTGGAATTGCACCAACTGACGCCATCTTCAAAATACCATCTTGCATCTTATTAAATACTTTGTCTGCAATTGGATTATTGCCTTCACGCTCAAAAGTAACCTCACCAATTAAGGAATCGCCATCGTGGTACACTCTTGATGTTCCAATTATAGTATCTGGATTAGAATCGCTTGTTACATGGTTGTATGCAACTATTGGATTGCGATTGTAGTTTTCTAAATCCCACCCAGCCAATTTAAACACTGTTCCGTGTCTGTCTATTGATTCGGTTGATATAACAAATTGTGCAGTTCTATTTTCGGCATTAACACCGCGTACTTCTGCAATTCTTTCAATTTTATTCATTATGGTAAATTTTCTCTTTTATAGTAGTCTTTCATGTCTTCAATAGTGATTCTGTTAAGTTGAACATATCTGTCGTCACCTCCAGCTACTGAATTTCTATCTTCAAGCTCTAATACATCATTTATAGTGTAAGCGCCTATGTCGGTCATTAATCTGTAATACTCGCCTTTTGTTTTTACATCAGTTCTAAGCAAACGATCAACATTGTGTTTAAAATAATGGCTTCGTTTTTCGCTTTCTTTTAATAACTTTCTTCTATACTCTTGCTCAATTTTTTCAATCCATGAGCCAATGCCATACGTAACAAATTCAATAGATTGGTGTTCAATGTTTGAAAATGTTGCACCATCCATTTCATTGATCATGTGTGATGGTATACCTAGTATTGTCGCAATCTCATTCTTTTGGAATTTACGTGTCTCTATGAACTGAGCATCTTCTGGAGGTAGACCTAATCTATGGTATTTTGAACCAGCATCTAATATAGCTGTTCCGCGAGTTCCATTTGCTCCATAGTTAGCTGTCCATTGTTGATTTATAGCGTCTTTTGTTTCTGGCTTTAAAACGCCGGCGTATTCAATATAACCATCTATTCTTGTACCTTTATTGTAGAAGTCAGCCCCGTAATCTTGAGCTGCTATCGAAAGCCCTAGATTCTGCTTGTGTGCTTGAATTGCGCTTAAACCAATTACGGGATCAACTCCAAATCCTCTAAGGTTTATAATGTCCCTATCTTTAACTAGTAAACTTTCTTGCTTATTTGCTGCTTCTTTTATTTCAACCTTCCAATACAACTCATCATCATATTTTAATGGTTCGCAAATCTCACGTGATACATTAACTAATCCTATAGGAGTACCAAACCTGTCTCTTTCTATTATAGCTAAACCATTACCGTGGTTAATTGCCGATGTGATTAAAATTTGAGTAAAGTCAAATGCACAGCTTTGGTAGTTAGACTCTGCGTTTAAAAGGTATTCAACAGGATGGTCAACCATAGACCTGTTGCCGTTTACTTTTTTGAATACATCTACAGGTAGCATTGCTACTGATTCAGAAATTCTTCTTACGCCTGCCCAGTAAGCAGAAAGGCCAAATACATTTTTCTCATTAACAGGTGTTCTTCCTACCATGCCACCAAAATTGGCATTTAAAAACCCTTTCTTTTCTGACAAGACTGGGTTTATCCGCTTCACCTCAAAACCTAATATATTCACTATCGCAAAGATCTTTTAAAAAAAAATAACCAATATGTAAATAATTTAACTAAAAACTTTATTTAGTCTTTTTGTTAGCAGCATTTTTTCTTTTTATAAGTTTGTTTTTATGCTTTATACTTTCTGAAGTTTTAAAGCTTTGGTAGTTTTTGTGAGGCTTATAATGAGGGAAGTAGATATTGATTTCTTTAACACATGCGTCGTAAGCCATTTTACGAACCTTCAAGCGCTTAAGGTGCTTGTGGAACAGTTCTTCTATTCCTTTTGTTATAGCATCAATAACTTCAATAGGAATGTCAAAATCCGGCTTGTAATTACTTACTACAGGGCCTCTATCTTGGCTGTTTGCTAAAATTACTCTATATGAATCAAAGTCTTTATAATGTTTAAAGTTTGGCGCATATTCTCGAACAAAATCAATTGCTTCGTCGTAAGCGTCTTCCTGGTTTTGGCATTGAAGCATTCCAAGAAATATAAAATCAAAATTCTTTTTGTAATTAAGTACGTTGTACACTTTTTCTGGTAGTATCATATTATGTATAAATTTCCTTGTTCTAAGTAACTGTTAGTGTCTTCTGGGCTATCTAACCACAAGCCATAGGCCATAATGTTAGAGATTAATCCATCTATTTTTTTGCTTGGCGCTTTAAAATCCTTTTCAAGTTTGATGTTTCCTGCTGGATCGCTTTTAACACTTGCGTTGCCTGCCATCCATCTTAAAACTGGATTACCAAAATGGTTAAACTTTCGACTTTCAATTGCGGCTTGCATTTCTTTTGTTGGCGCATTCATTGATTTAAATCCTTGCCTAAATTCAATTAAATCAAAACCTTCATCCATTAATCTTGGTGCAATGTGGTGTGAGTTCCAATTATCGTATGCAATGGACTTAATTTGGTAAGTTTTGTTTAATTCGCCCAATTTATAAATAATGAAGTCGTAATCTACAACATTGCCGCTTGTTTCTTCAATATGGCCATCTCTGACCCATTCACGGTACTGAATGTTATTTGTATCTGCAGATTGCGTTCCTTTGTCCTCTGGTAGCCAAAACCAGTTCTTTGAAAAGAATTTATCATCAATTAGCCACACTAAACTAAAAGCCGTGATGTCAGAGCGTGAAGAAAGGTCTAAACCGCCATAACAAGGGTAGTCTTTTAAAATACTTTCATCAATCTCCCATTGGCTTGCATTCCAAATCTCATCATTTATCCAACCATCTTTTGACTGTGTCCAGATGTTTAGGTAGTATCTTTTAAATGAGTTTAGACTTGATGCGCTTACCATAGCTTTTGCAGCTTCCTTTTCGTAAGCACGCTTGCCTATTGATATGTTATAATTTGGATTTGCTTTGATCCATATTTCTTCTTTGAATGGATCATCTTCGTGATCCGCGCCATAGATACAAACTAGCTGTGATTCATCAGTTGTAACTCCTTTTGCTATATTAATTGCGTTTTCGTGCCTTTGATAGCCAATTCCATATAAATCAGAGCCAGCTGTCGTAATGATGAAAGACAAAGGTTGTTTTCTTGCACCTTGTGACTTTTCAACCATTTCCAATACTTCATTGTTCTTGTGTACGTGCAACTCATCAATAATTGCAAGTTGTGGATTAATACCATCTTCACCGCCTGCTTCCTTGCTTAAAATCTGGTAAGTTTTTAAACCACCAATGTGATCCGGTGCCGTGATTGAATTACGGTAAATGTTGCATTTAGATTTTAGTCGTGGGCTTTTTTGAATTACCTGCTTTGTTGCTTCAAATACCAAACCTGCTTGTTTGCGGCCCCATGCAACACCAACAATTTCAGAACCACCCTCACGTTCAATGTCTATGAAAATACAAGCAATTGATGCTGCTAAAAATGATTTGCCGCTTTTCTTTGGGATTTCAATATATGCACTGGTGTATTTCCTTAATCCGGTGTCTATATGCTTCCAACCAAACAATGGTTTAATAATTTCATTCTTTTGCCATTCTTCTAATAAAAAAGGTTTACCAGCCAAATCACCTTTAACGTGTTTTACGTTTTCTTCAATGTACCTAACTACCGTGTTGGCAGTTTTGTCATCAAAGTAATACTTATCTAAATCTATTTTTGAAAAGTCAGTTTTATATGCCATCTGAATAAATATCGTTATGTTCTTCTTTTTTATTCTGTAAAGAAACTCTTGTCCTAGCAGATGGACTAAATCCAAACTCTTGCGAAAGTCTTATAAAATCTTTCCTAAGCTTATTAAGTTCCATGTAAAGTGGATCTATTCTAGTTGTACCTTTGTCGTCGGTGTAAGTTCTACCTTTAGTATGCTCCTTAAGATACTCCATTTCTCCATACACATAGCAGTATTCTTTGAACATTGAAAGGTCTATGAATGAAATGTATCCGTAAATCTTCCGTGACTGCAAAAGTTGCTGATTCCAGATGTTTTTTGCCTTATCCGTTAAGTCATCAGGTGGAGTTGGTATCTCTTTATAAATCCAATCTAGTTCATTTGCATCAGCAATTTGGTCATTTGCTCTTGTGACATTTATAGTTCCTTTAGCCTTTAAAACTGCTAACGGTTGCGGCGATGGTCCTCTTTTTCCCATAATTTACTTTTTTTCAGATCCCAAAACTCGTAAACGTGTGCTTAAACA